GTTGCTAAGGTGTCTGATGAATTCGACCTGAACGTCAAAGACGATGAAGCTGACGCAATACTGATTGGTTCATATTTTGTAAACCATGGCCAAGAATTTGGAAATCTGGAAAACCACAAGGTAAGTTGAGGAGTTGGAAGATGAATAAGCAGGAAGCATTAAAACAAATTGAAGAGCAAAGAGACATGATTTTGGAACTACATGGTTGGGGTGTATTTGGTTATATCAAAGGAATTATTAATCAACTTGATGAACCGCAAAAAATTGAACTTCCGAAAGTTGATTTTAAAAAATCCCAAAAAGTCAAAGTAAAGCAGTGTGTGGCGGATTGGATTGAGTATTTTAAAAAACGTTCAGGCACGTTATATGGAAGCACCGTACCTTACTCATACTATGGACGGGCTATAATTGATGATTTCGAGGGTGACGTTACAGAAGTTTTAGGATGGATTCGTAACAATAGCGAGGCATACGCCCGTGCATGGCTGGACGGCTACGAGGTCGAGAAAGAGAAACGGTATTTGGTGAAGATTAAAGCGACAAAACACTACATTGCTAAAGATGGAATTGGGAAAATATTTTTTTCTTTAGCATACAAAGAAAGTTTTACAAAAAAAGAACTAGAAGAAGCTGGCTTTGGCTGGGTGTTCGATTGTGAAGGGATTGAGATTGAGGAGGTGGACTTATGTCATTAAACAAATCAAGAAGACGAATAATTATTAAAAGTTGTTACAAAGAAAAGAAAATATTCAAAATATCTTTTCGCAACCATTTTGGGAAACAATTTTTAAATTGTTACTCAAAAGATAAAATCATAAATTACTCAGATACAGAAGACACAGATGGTCCGCTTATTATTTTTGAAAGGGATATACCTAAAAAAATTGAGCGTAAAATGCACAAATACAATCTATGGTTGAATATAGCTTTCAAAAAAGGGGTGGAGTGATGGAAAAGCCTATGGTTGGATCATATTGGGTTCACAAGAAAACTCTTAAAGAATATAAAGTAATAGCTGTAGGTCTATGGGAAGAAACGCTAGAAGAGTGCGTTGTCTATGTGTCTTTGGATAAAGAGCAAAAATGCTGGATTAGACCATTAGAGATCTTCATGGACGGAAGGTTTTATGACCGACCATATAGTTAAATTGAGGAGGTCACAGATTGAAACGATTCATAGCTATTTGGATTCTGCTATCTGCTGGATTAAACATCTGGCAGAGTATCCATATTAAAAAACTAGAAGAAAAGCGCCCGATGATTATCTATAAGGCCGATAACGCAGGCGCTGAGATATTCGGTAAGGTGGTCGAGAAAGGACGGCATGGAAAACTATACACGCTTACGATTCGTGATTACGGGGTGTTCGTGGTTACGAAGGACGTGTATGAAAAAGTGAAAGTTGGAGACGAGGTGTTACTATGACAGAAACTATTAAACTACCAGACTATTATGGGCCTGATTGGAAAAATGCAAGGTACGGGTCGTTGGAAGAGCTTAAAGAATTGTTACTCTTTAAGCGTATTGTGAAATGGGATAAGGACTTTTTGCTGCTTGAAGACGGCACAAAGGTCACTATTGAAATGTCTGAAAGTGATTGCTGTGCCTCAGCAGGTGGGGAGTTCCAAGATGTATCACTTGACGCTGTGATTACTAATATTAAAATTGGAGAACCGGAAGAAATCCCCGACCATTGGGGAACTGGTTATAAAAACAAAGTAACTATCTTCCATAATCAGAACCCTGTAGCTATTGCCAATTGTGAAGCAGAGCATAACGGCTATTATTACAGCGTAGGCTCTTTAGTGATTGGTGATATTCATTTTCCAGTTGTTAATGCTTAGGAGGATTTGCGATGATACCAAGATATAGAACGTGGATAAAAACAGAAAAACGTATGATTGAAACAGATGACCTTCTTGATATTGACTACGAAAACACAGAAATAGTGACACAACAAGTTTATTTTGAGAATGGTTTACCAGACGATAGAGATATTTATTGTTATGATTTTGACGATATCGTACTTATGCAATCAACAGGACTTAAAGACAAGAATGGCAAGGAAGTATTTGTCGGAGATATTATCAAATGCACAAGAGGATGCCTTCACGAAGTCTATATAGAAAAAGAATATGGCGGTACGTATTTTGGAGGAATGCCAGCTGTATACCTAAAAGACTTGGGAGAAGGATATGCGTGGACTGAGCATGAAGAAATCATCGGCAATGTATACGAAAACCCAGAACTTTTGGAGGATAAGGAATGAACCCAGAAATAATTGACAACATCAACAAACCAAGCCACTACCAAGGTAGATATGGTATGGAATCTATCGATGCTTTAAGAAACTTCATGACAGATGAGCAGATAAAAGGATTCTATCTAGGTAACAGTTTGAAGTACATACTACGACACCAAAAGAAAAACGGTCTTGAAGACCTAAAAAAAGCCAGAAAGAACCTTGACTGGCTTATTGAGGAGATGGAACATGAGAATTAAAACATCAATGGGAACAATCATCAATGTTGACAAGATAAAGCGCAGTATCACAGTTGAGGGCGTTGAATTGGGCTCAGATTGTCGTGCGCTGACCTCTAAGTATAAAGATGGACAGGTACAATAACACTAGTTTTTGATGGGAAAATAATTTAAAAAAGGAGTAAAAACAATGTTTACACAATACAATCATGAAACAGGGAAAACTACACTTACAAAACTTGCTAAAGGCGGTATCATTACGGTTGCAACAATTGCTTCACTTGGGATTTTTCGTCTCACAGCTGTGAAACGTATCCCAGCTAATACAGTTGGAGTTAAAGTTAGCGCAATTGGAGGTGTGCAAGAAAATACCCTGCAAACAGGATATCATCTAAAAATGCCATTTATTGACAAAGTCTACACCTTATCTACATCTGTTCAAACAAAAACAATGGAGAAAATCACGACTCAGACTAAAGATGGTCAGTGGCTCAACACCAATATCGATGTGAAATATCGTGTCAATAAGGAGAAAGCTATGACGGTATTCTCTAACTACACTACCTTGAAAACAGTAAATGATAGTGTAGTATCTCCAGCAGTGCAAAGGGCAATCGAGTCTGTAACGGGTAGTTACGATATCTATGATGTGCTGGGTGACAAGCGTACTGAAGTTTATGAAATGATTGACAAGGCTCTCAAGGAAAAATTTGAGTCTTATGATTTAGAGTTTGTTTCTTTCACAATTACAGATCAAGATGCTGGAGATGAAATTGAAGCAGCAATCAAAAATGAATCTGTAAAACAAAAGGAAATCGACACTGCAAAACAAGAACAGGAAAAGGCTAAAGTTGAAGCTGATACTAAAAAAGTTCAAGCTCAAGCAGAAGCAGACGCAGGTATCATCAAAGCAGAAGGTGAAGCCAAGGCCAACAAAGCTAAGTCAGATTCAATCACAGATAATCTTATCCGGATGAAAGAAGCAGAAGCCAGAGAGAAACATGGCTGGGTCACTGTCAACGCAGGTAGTGTGATCGCGAATAAAGAATAAAATAAAAAAAGCCAAGACACCCTCTGTCTCAGCTAATAGTTCTCGCAAAGACTATTATATCACAAAGGAGACAGAGAGTGAACAAGGCTAAAGAACTCTTGAAAGAGTTGCAGGATCTGGACATGGACATCCAAAGCCGTATAGATGAAATCAATGAGCTTGAGGCAGGTTTGCTCTCAAGTCCTAAGTGGTCAGGTGTCAAAGTCCAAGGTGGACAGACTAGAAAAGTTGATGATGTCTATACTCAGCTTGTCGTGATGAAAGAGGCTATAGAGCAGGATACTAAAGAGGTTATTAACAGAAAACTTGAATTAGGTAGAATGATCAACAGGCTTAAAAATCCAAAAAGTAGGTCTGTCCTTAGAATGACTTACATTACTAAGACTTACATTGAGGATATTTGCGACAATTTGAGAATTAGTAAGGCAACTTATTACAGATTACGCAAACAGGCTGAGTCCGAACTAGAGGAGACAATCATAGACAAAGTGAGCTAAAGTGAATGCGCATGAAGTCTAAAATCTGTTAGAATGGTAGTGTCAAGAATTGAAAGAGAGGTACCTGAAATCAGGGTGTCGTAAAGGACATTGAGGGTTCGAGCCCCACCCTCTATTTCGTTCATTGACGTCTCCTTTATATTTTTCATTTTATTTCCGAGGTTTCGGCCTCGTTTTGGCGGTGACAGGTAAGTGGTTTCTCTCCTATGTTTCCTTCGGTTCGATTCCGGGCATCGCCGTTAAAGACTACAAAAAATAAAAAAGGAAAACTTTCAAAATGATTACTAATTAACACGCAAGGTAGTAGTCGCTTTGCATTTTTAGGGCTTAGCCTAGATAATCTGTGGTAACTCAGGAAAAGGATGTTTTTAAATCTATCAAACATCCTGCCAGTAATGGTCAATCTAAGCAATTTAATCTTAACTATTTCAGTTTTGGAATAGGTAGGCGAAGTTAAAGCAGAGAGATTCCAACGGCAAGGTGCTGAGGAAATGCAAACGTGGCAGTTTGGCTGTGAAACGAGTCTATAAGAGGAAAGAGGTGTTTGGTTCGAGGTGCAACAAGAGCTTAATACCATATCTTACAAAAATTGGGCGCCTCCCAAAAGTATGTAAGGTGAGTTGATTGTCCGCAAAACAATCGATAACAAGCAGGCGCTGTGCATTTTGTTCTTCAAAAGAGAATGAAACACATGGCGATGCGTGTCTGTGATAGATGAAAGATGATTTTTATATTTTAAAAGCTATTCAAGATAGAAAAAACTCAAAAAAAGCAAAAGTCATCGCCCGTCACAAACGAAAGTGTACTTCGGCAATTAGATTGCCTACTCAAGTCTCGCAAGGATGAGAGTAAAGTCAAAGAGTAAAGCAGCTTAGACTTTTAGCGGGGTCTTCGTTAATTGAAAAATGGCTTAGTAGTTTATGATGTAAGGAGTGATTGGTCTAACCAATCGTGCATGAGTGATACAAGTAGGAATATTTGTGGACAAGATAATAAACTATAAGTTATCAAAAGTCACTCGCTTAAAGCAGTAGTCTCATGCTGGTTAATGGATATATGGTAGACGGATTAAGTCCTGTTTAGGGAATTAAGATGTCACAGGTTCGAATCCTGTCGTTCCAATTGCGATTTTAATTCGCAGTGAGAGGTCTTGAAAAGGTCGCACATCGTGTGGCTTTTTTTGATTGTTTGAAAGGTGGTGATGGAAAATGGGATGACCGAAAAACAACAAAAATTTGCCGATGAGTACATCGTTAGCTTGAATGCTACTCAGGCATACAAAAAAGCTTATCCAAATATTAAAAATGATGAAGTAGCTAGAACGAATGGAAGTCGATTGCTAACAAATGCTAATGTCAAAGCATATATAGATGAACGACTAGAAGAATTAAAGTCTGAACGTATCGCAGATCAACAAGAAGTGCTTGAGTTTTTGACTTCCGTGATGCGTGGCGAGGTGACTGAACCGTTACTTGTGTTGGATGGTGAAGGTTACCAAAAGGTAATAGAAGCTAAGCCGAATGTATCTACAAGAAAGAGTGCAGCAGTTGACTTAGGTAAACGCTACGGATTGTTTATTGACAAACAAGAGTTGACATCAAATACCGTAACACAAATTGTATGGGATATTCCGAATGAAGATGATTGAAAAAATTAGCTTAAAAAAGAAGATAAAACCTAGTTTCTATAGTGTGGCTAGAGCAACAGTAAATCCAAACATTTTACACATTGCTTGTAAAGGCGGCCGTGGTTCTGGTAAATCATCGGATATTGCCCTTTTGATTATCATTCTTGTGAAGCATTTCGCAGTTAATGCAGTTTGTATTCGTAAAACGGATAATACACTAGAACAATCGGTTTACGAGCAATTGAAGTGGGCGATTTCAGAGTTAGGTTTGACAAGTGAGTTTAAATTTAACAAGTCGCCTTTGAGAATTACTTACATTCCAAGAGGTAATTATATCGTTTTCCGTGGTGCTCAAAATCCAGAGCGTATCAAATCCTTGAAAGATAGTCGCTTTCCGTTTGCGATTGGATGGATTGAGGAGTTAGCTGAGTTTAAAACTGAAGATGAAGTAAAGACAATCACCAACTCCCTTCTTCGTGGAGAATTGGCTGATGGTCTTTTTTATAAGTTCTTTTACTCTTACAACCCACCAAAAAGAAAGCATTCTTGGGTGAATAAGAAATATGAAAGTCGATTTCAGCCTGAGAATACATTTGTACACGCTTCGACGTACAAGGATAACCCTTTTATCGCAAAAGAGTTTATAGAAGAAGCAGAGGCCACGAGAGAGCGTTCAGAGAAGCGTTACCGTTGGGAGTATCTGGGTGAGGCTATCGGTTCGGGTGTAGCACCGTTTGAAAATTTGGTATTCCGAAAGATTACAGACGAGGAAATAGCAAGGTTCGATAACATTCGACAAGGAAATGACTTTGGATATGCTAACGACCCTTTGGCTTTTGTTCGCTGGCATTACGACAAGAAGAAACGTGTTATCTATGCTATTGATGAGATTTATGGCGTGAAGATTAGCAACCGTGAATTGGCTGAAAGAATCCGTGAGAAAGGCTATCAATCTCAGATGATAACCTGTGATAGTGCAGAACCTAAGTCAATTGATGAGTTAAAGCTGCAGCTGAATATTCCGCTTGTCCAAGGTGCTAAGAAAGGCCCTGATAGTCGTGAGTATGGAGAACGCTGGTTGGATGATTTGGATGCAATTGTGATAGATCCAGAACGCACACCGAATATTGCACGAGAATTCGAAAGCGCCGACTATGCAGTTGACCGTGATGGAAATCCCAAACCAAAGCTAGAAGAAGTAAACGACCACACAATCGACGCTACAAGATATGCGTTTGAAGACGATATGAGACAGCCAGGAATATCATTCTGGTAGGAGAAGGAGAAATGTTGAGTAATTGGTTTAAATGGTTAATTAGGCGGTTGTTGATTAAGAATACAACCCAAAATGAAATACTAGAGATTGAGATAAGAGAACACCAGAATTCTGAGAAAGTAAGTACGATGAAACAGGCTTACGAATATTACCGAAACCAAACGGATATTCGAAAGAAAAAAGTAGATGTTGATTGGCGGACGAACTCAAGGATTGAATTAGGTTTATTTAAGAAACTGGTAGACCAGAAGGTCGGTTATTTATTTTCTAAAAAACCAACAATCTCTCTTGAAGGAGAAAAATCACAAGATTTCCTAGATAGTGTGTTTGACGAGGACCTTTTATCTACAATTAAGTCACTCGGTAAAGAGGCGGTGATGAAAGGGATAGCTTACGGCTTGCCTTATTACGACGAGAATGGTCGCCTACGCTTATTTAAAATCCCAAGCGAACAGATTATTCCTTTTTGGAAAGATGAGCGCCATTTGGAACTATCTGCCTTTGTACGTGTCTACAAACAAGCAGTCTACGAAAGTGGAGTGAAGAAGACCAAAACCTTTGTAGAATACTACGACGAACAAGGAATTACAGATTATATCTGGACAGGTTCACACCTCGAACTCAATCCACTGTCTAAAGAGACCAAGGGGAATTTTTACTATGTCAATGCAGACGGTACACGGATTCCTTATACTTGGGAGAAAGTGCCTCTGATTCCATTCCGTTACAACGAGTATGAGGACGGTCTTTTGGTTCAAACCAAGTCTTTGATTGATAATATTCAACTTCAAATGTCTACTAACGCAGATATGTTGGCAGATATGCCGAAGCTGATTTATGTTTTGAAAAACTATCAAGGCGCAGACTTGGGCGAGTTCATGAATAATCTGAATAAGTTCCGCTCTATCAAAGTTTCTAGCGATGGCGGTGTAGATACCTTGCAAGCAGACAATGATACCAGCGGAGTTGAAGCGGATATCGAACGTTCTCGTAAGTTCTTGTATGAGGCTGCTCGAGCCATTGATACCCAAGATGATAATCTAGGCAATGCAAGTGGCCAAGCTCTTAAATGGCGCTATACAGACCTTGATTTGGACTGTAATGAGCTAGAAAACGAGTTTCAAAAAGGTATCAAGCAATTCCTTTGGTTCGTAGAACAGTATGCAGCTAACAAAGGAGTAGCGTTTGATTCATCTAAATTTACTTATGTATTTAACCGTGACATCATTTCAAATGAGTCTGAAGCTATTCAAGATTGTGTAAACTCAATCGGTATCTTAGACGATCTAAGTATTCGTGAACAACATCCATGGTATCAACCAGAGGTTGAGAAACGATTGAAAGAACAACAGGAACAAGGACAAGATCCATACTCTCAGACTAATTTCAAAAAGGTAGATGAAGATCATGACGACCGAGAACAAGAAAAAGATAGATGAGTATTGGACTGAGCGAGCTTTACAACAGGAACAAAACGCTCAGATAGTTGCTGATAGGTATATGGCCCAGATTGGTCAATCCTTAGCTGACTATAAACACCAGCTGGTTTCTGAGATTGAGAAGTTCTATGCCAGGTATGCAGTTGATAATAAAATGACTCACGCAGAGGCTAAGCAATATCTGACAGATAAAGAGCGTAGAGAGTTTAAGAATGTAACTCTTGAAAGATTCCGTGAGATGGCTTTAAATCCTGACACACCGACACCACTGTTGGACGCGTTGAGCTATCGCCATCGTATTAGTCGCAAGGAGGCTTTGCTTGCCGAAATTGAGCGTCTAACAGCTGAGCTATACGGAAAGCCAGACGGCATACATGACAAGGTCACAGAGGCTCTGAGTGACGTCTACATCAAAGGTAAAATCCATCAAGCTAAGAACTTGGCACATTTTGGAATCATAGAGAAACCAATATTGGGTGTCGATGCAGTTAAGCATAAGATGGCTAGTAACTGGAGCGGTAAAACATTCTCAACGAATGTGTGGGGGCATGATGCAGCTGTTTATAAATCTATCAGTGATACAATCAATAAAGGCCTAACAGGTGGCTGGTCTATTGATAGAATGGCTAGGGCTCTTTCTGAACGTACAGGAGTTGCCTACCATCGAGCAGATACGCTTGTCAGAACCGAGACGACCTTTTATAATAACCTCGCTACGCTAGATACTATCAAGGAATTAGGTGGTGACCACTACGAAATCGTAGCGGTCTTAGATAGTCGTACAAGTGAGATTTGCCAGTCAGAAAATCATAAGGTTTATTCTGTTAAGGAATATGAACCAGGACGAACCGCACCGCCTTTCCATGTCCGTTGCCGTTCTACCATCAGGCCAGCAGTCAAGTCTGATAAACCTAGTCCTTACTTCAATATCTTGCAAAACGACGGCTCAGTAAAACTAGCCACTGAGCAACGTTCTCTGGACGAAATCTTTGCAGGTTGGGAGCGTGAAGGTGAAGCTATTAAAGAAAAACTGTTTGCGAAAGACGGGGAAAAGGTGTATAATCAGGGTATGAGTTCAATTGATTTAATGGCAAAACAACAGTCTTTTGTTGTTGGAAATGATATTCGAGTGAATGCCAAAAAACTTAGCGGAACCGAGTTTGATTTTTGGACTCAGAACAATGGTAAGAAAATTAGAGATACAGTGGCGAACGTTCAAGAAGCTTTCCGCCAATTACCTGATTATTCAAAACCAACTGTTGTGTTTTTAAAAAAATCAAAGCTGCCTGGTCTAGCTGGATATGACTATAAGCAGGATATTTTGTTTATAAGTGATGCTCTTAGTTCGGAGAAAGAATTCAAAAATATTTTATCAGACGGATTCTTTGCTGCAAAAGACATTAAAGAAGCAATAGTTCATGAGTTGACTCATAAACAACATTGGGATTCTGCAAAAGCGTTTTACAAAGCAAATAAAAAGCGTTATAATAGTCTTGAAGAAGCGATGACGTATTTGAATAGAGACTTGGTAACCTATGTAAAAAAACAACATAGTATTGATACAATGTATTTATATAGGATTAGCATTAATGCTCTCTTTGCATTTGAAACAAATAATATTAATGAATTGGTTGCAGAAGTTGGAGTTTTAGGAAATAATACTCCCGATGATACACTATTACAAAAAGTACAGGAGGTTCTATCATGGAAGTAATGGCGTTGCCTAGTAAAGAAATGATGCAGTTTTATACAGAAATATATCCGTGGATAAAAACTAGCTTTCCAGATGATACAACTCCTAGATTTTTATTCAAAGATAACACCCCTGGTCATATTTTAGAAATGTTCGAACAAATAAAAGAAAATCTAGGATATGACTACGCAATATAAAACACCAAAGCACCTAGAGAAATCTAAGTGCTTTTCTTATTTTTTAAAAGGAGTAAAGACATGTTTATCTGGGATTTAGTATCAATTTTATTAGGTTGGATTATATTTTTTGCGTTAATTTTGTTCGTAATAATTAAATTATTTGAAGTGATTTCAACAGTCATTTCAACTCTAAAAGTCGGAATTGAATACAGAAAGAAACTGAAACAATTGAAAAATAAATAACCTAACCGCGTCGAAATCGAGGCGGTTTTCTTATGCTCTAACCGTATGGAATCCCGTACGGTTTTCTTTCGCCCTGGGCATGGCGTTAAAAGGCTTTTTTACTTTACCAAAATGCCGTGGTCGTTGCCACGTTAAACAAACGTACAGGAGGAAAAGAAATGAATCGTAAATTTTTGGAACAGTTAGGATTGACTGAAGAACAAGTTGAAGCAGTTATGTCTGAACACGGGAAATCAACACAGGACCTACAAGCAAAGGTATCTGCTGCAGAAGATAATGCTAAGGGCTTGCAAGACCAGTTGAAAGAGCGTGATAAGGACATGAAACAGCTCAAACAAGACGCCGAGGGCAATGCTGACCTACAACAAAAATACTCAGACTTGGACAGCAAGTACAAGACACAACAGAAGGAACATGAACAACAACTCAAGACAATGCAGTTAGATCATGCTATTGAAATGCACTTGAGCGGTAAGGTTCATGACGCTGGAATCGTGTCTAGTCTGCTAGATAAGTCTAAATTGGGATTAGGTGACAACGGAGCGGTGACTGGATTAGATGAACAGTTGACGGCTTTGAAGGAATCTAAAGGCTTTTTATTTGCTCCAGAAAAGGCTGTAGAACCACACATCGCTGGTGCTAAGCCACAAGGGGCAACACAAGAAGAAACAGTTGCTAACGACCTGACAACGCAGATGATTAATGCGTTCACGTCGGATTTATAATCAAAAATAGAAAAGAGGAACAGATATGCCAGCAACATTAAACTATGCAGAGGCTTACCAACAAGGCTTGCAGGAACGTTACAGTGAAAACGGATTGTTATTCACTAACAAACTTTGGAACTCTCCATCCAATACACTTTTGAAGTTCACAGGAGCTAAAGAAGTGAAATTACCACGTCTTTTGATTAAGGAAGGACGTAAAGACCGTACACGTCGTACGATTACGAACATTGATGCTAACTATGAAAACCAATGGGAAACATACACATTGACCAATGAACGTTACTGGCAAACACTAGTGGACCCGTCAGATGTTGATGAAAGTAACTATGTTGTTTCAATCGCTAACATTACTAAAACGTTCAACGATACTGAAAAAGTCCCAGAAATGGATAAATTCATGGTATCTAAATTGTTCTCACGTAAAAAAGAACTTGATACAGAAAGTAAACAAATTAAGTCATTGAACTTGACTGAGGAAAACTTCCTCGCAACATTTGATGAACTGATGGAACAAATGGACGAAGCTGGGGTACCAGCAGAAGGTCGTGTTATTTTCTGTACGCCAACTGTTAAACGTATGATCAAGAACATCAAGCAATTCGGTCGTACAGTTAACATCCACGGTCAAGGTACAGTGATTGACCGTTCTATTGGTCGTTTGGACGATGTTACGATTGAACCATCTATTCCATCTGACCGTATGAAGACCTTGTACAATTTCACCAATGGAGCTAAGGTTGATCCAACTGCCAAGCAAATCCATTTCTTCTTGATTCATATTCCATGTATGGCAGCGCCACAAAAATATAACTTTGTAGGACTTGACGAACCAAGTGCTTCTTCAAGCGGTAACTACTTGTACTACGAACAATCTTACGATGATGTATTGCTATTCAAGACTAAGCACGAAGGTCTAGCATTTGTCGTCGCACCTTAAAGAAGGAGGATAGAAAATGTTAACAGTAAAAAAGGATAACCGTGTTCTCAACATCGACGAGTTTGAAAAAGTAACCTTCCTGGAAGATGGCTACGATGTTGTAGAAGTTCGTGACGGTGTGTACGCTGTAGTTGAACCAGCTACAGGCGGACGCACTTACACTATTCAAGAGTACAGAGCAGTAGTTGCTGAACGTGACCAAGCTCTTGCTGAACGTGATAAGGCTCTAGCAGAGCTTGACAAATTAGCTAAGAAATCCGCTAAAGACGATAAGTAGAAAGAGAGGTTCTGCTGATGGAGAAGAGAACATCGGAAGAAATCCAAAAGCATAATGAAGATGCTAGACAAGCCTTGATTGACTTGTATGAACAACGTTATACATGCTATCTAAAAGAGTTAGTGGTCGATGAAGTCATGCAGAACATTCTTAACTACTGTAATCGTGAGGATTTTCCTTTAGAGTTGCGATTTGTGGCCATTCAGATGGTTTATGTTGTTTGTAATCCTGACCAAGCTGTCCAAGGCAAGAATATTTCTGTCGGAGATACTCGTGTCGAATTGGCTAAGTCAGACCTTGTCAGACGTGCTGAAAGTGTCTTGTTAGACTTTACGAGTCAGCTACAGAGGTTCAGAAAGTTGAGGTGGTAGGATGAATATCAATGATGTCTTATCTCAGGCAACACCAAGTGTTGAATGGACCTATGATAAAAAGATGGATGTGTTTGCTACTGTCGAGGGTACGAAACCCAACGGAGCTGACTTTGTAGAGTTCAAAGAAATCTACGAGAAAGTTCCCTGTCGTCTCTCTGTTCGTAACTTAATGAATACGGAACAGAACGAAGCGCACCAACTCAAGACAGAACATAAGATTTTCTGTTCACCTAAATTTGCTATCAAAGCTGGTAGTAAATTTATTGTGGACGGTGTTAAATACCTGACTAGTGAAGACCCGATGGTTTATGTCACGCATCAAGAAATTGTGGTGAGACGACATGAGTGGCTATGATGATAGTGATGTTCAAGACTTCTTGAAACGACTTGAACGAGCTCAGGCAATCATTGATTCTGAGTTTATGCAGGCTGCTAAAGATATCGGTCTAGCCTTTTTGAAAGAGGTTAAGGAACGAACACCAAAGGGCCTAACAGGTAAGCTAAATCAATCATGGAAGATAGAAGTAAGCAAAAATGGGAATGTGTACGAGGTTATCGCATTCAACCCTATGGAATATGCTTCTTTTGTCGAAAGTGGACACCGCCAACAAGTAGGGCGTTATATCCCTGCAATTGGTAAGCGTTTGGTCAATCCTTGGGTAGAAGGACGCTTCATGATGAGACTGACAGAAGAACAGATTAAACAGAAAATCCCACAAATCACGCAACAAATCGAAGAGAGGCTAAAGGAGGAGCTAGGTGGATTATAGTATTAGACCACTCGTCATCAAGCAACTCAAAGATGTGTTTGGGTGCAAGGTGTATGATGAACAAATCCAGCAAGGATTGAAAACACCTTGTTTTATTGTAGATGTGAAGCCTGTGACTCGGCAGCGGTTGGCCAACCAAAACGATAAGCAGGTTTTTATTGTCTTGCTGCATTACTACACCGAAAAAACAACAGACTTATATCAAAAGTTTGAAGAGATTGAAACGGTGTTTAATTCGCCTTCCTTTCGTTATTTAGGGGATAAGTACCCTATTAATGATTTGAAGGTGGAATACAATGCGAATGACTTGATATGCACATTTACAATCACTCGATACGTTCGATGGGTTGAAGAAGAACCGACAATGCAAATATTAGAAAGGATAGGTGAAACTTCTCATGGAAATGAATGAAGAAGTAGGTTATGTAACCGAACCAGTGGTGACAACTACTGAAGATAAATTTGGTAAAGAGGCATTACTCAAGTATTTTGAAGATGATGCCACTTTGTTAAACATTTTGCTGGAAGACGACCAGTCATACTCACTAGCAGAAGTAAGACGCATTTTAGAAGACTGGAGAAAGGGTGTGGCTAACTAATGGCACAATGGACAGTACAGAATAAACGAGTTCCAAAGGCCTACATCAATTTCGAATCAAGAGATGATGTGATTACTCCTTTGGAAGACAATACGATTGCAGCAGTCATGATTGCTGGATCTTGGGGAGAGCCTGGTGCTTTTACCCTTGTTGACGGCACAAGCAACTTCCGTCGACTGTTTGGTAAACCGATTGATGAACTTCTTCCGATTCGTGAAGCCTTGAAAGGAACTGGTAAGGTTCTTGTCTACAACGGTGTGAACAGCACTGGGGTGCAGGCAACGAAAACTGAAAACGATATGGTCGTTACAGCTAAATACAAAGGATTAGCTGGTAATAATATCCATGTTATCTTCAAGAAACAAGTCGAGACTGGCTTTGAAGTGACTACTGTTTTCTTTGGAAAAGAAGTTGATAAACAGATCATCACAGCTTTGCCATTTAAGAATGACTATGTGAATGTGACTGGTACTTTAGCAACGGAAGATAAAACAATCTTGCTTGAAGGTGGTACCGATGGAGCTACAACCAATTCAGAGGTTGAAGATTTCCTAAATAAACTCGATACACAAGACTTCCGTGTCTTGGCTTTGGGTACAGATGAAAGCGCAACAAAAGCACTTGTTACGGCTCATATCAAGAAATGGCGTGACGCTGGTCGTTCAGTCATTGCAGTCCTGAATGATTATACTGACGCTGACAATGAAGGTGTTGTATCAGTGGGTAACGGGGTTACATTAAGCGACGGTACGAAACTAAGCGCTAAGGACTGTGTATACTTCGTAGCTGGTAAGTACGCAGGGGCTGGCTTGCAATCAAATACATTCAAGTCTTATCCAGGCGCTATCGACTGTGAGCGTAAGAACGAAGCAGAGGCTGAAAAGCTCATCAATAAAGGTCAGCTTATCTTTGCCTATCGAAATGAAAAAGTTATTATCCTGTCAGACGTGAACTCATTTACTAGTTATACAGCAGAACACAGCCGTATTTTTGGTAAGAACAAACTTGTCCGCACCATGGATAATATCAATACTAATGTCAAGTATGTCTTTGAGAACTACTTCATCGGTAAAGTGCCAAACAACGTGAATGGTCGTGAGTTGTTTAAACAACGGATCATCACAATGGTTCTTGACCCACTTGCTCAAAAGCAAGCTTTGGAGTATAAAGCGAAAGATATCGAGATTTCACAAGGTATTACTAAAGAATCTGTCGTAGTAAACTTGCCAGTTGTCTTGACAGATGCTATGGAAATCTTGTACATGACGGTTATCTGTGATTAAGAAAGGAGAAACTAGCTAATGGCTATTATGAGTCAATTAGATGCTTTGTCTGCTAAAGAAGGAACGGTCTTCTTTACAATCAATGACAAACAGTACGAACTAGCAGAGCTTATCTCTCTAGAAGCAAAAATTGAATACACAAAAGCTGACGTGACCCCTCTGAACTCTCGTATGAAGGGTGGTAAGATTGTCGGTGCAGAAGGTACAGGTTCATTGAAGATGTACTACCACCGCCCGGAATTAAAGGCGATGGCTTTAAACTATGTCAAGCAAGGTATTTTGCCTCGTATCGATATCAAGTGTACCAATGAAGACCGTTCATCTCGCGCAGGTCGCTATACTATCGTTTTGAAAGGTGTTCTGTTCAAAGAATCACTTATCTTTAAACTAGATGGATCAGCAGATGAGGTCATTGACGAAGAAACGGACTTCACATTCCAAGATTTTGATATCTTATCAGAATTCCAAGAAATTACATACTAACACAAGGAGGAAATAGTGGTGAGTGGATTACAAGCGTTTTTGAAACAAAACAAAAAAGGGGAAGAGACTAAGGATGTCTTGCTTCCTTCTTTTGAGGAACCAGTTAAAATTCGAGTGTTGAGCGCTCGTGAAGCGGACTTAATCAACGACCGTTGCTTTGTCAATAAGCCTGGTCGTAACGGACGCCAAGAGCGTGTCTTTGACGGTGTTAAGTATAACCGTGAAATCTGTATTGCGTCTATCGTGGTTCCTGACCTTAACGATAAAGAATTGCAAGATTCTTATGGAACAATGGGAGCTTCTGAGTTATTCGGTACCATGTTCAATTGGGGCGAAAGCGCCTTGATTTTGGAAGCTGTGACCGAACTCAGCGGTATCAACCAAACATTCCAAGACAAGGTTGACGAGGCAAAAAACTAATAAAAGAGGACGCAGAGGCACAACTTGCCTACTTCGCCCTCGTAAATTATTACATTCGCCCTAGTGAATTTGTGAATATGGATGTGGAAGAAAAAGCCTTTTTCGCTGCAGTCATGCACGAAGAGGGGCTACAACGTAAAAAAGCAATGAAGAAGTGAGGTGATTCTATTGGCAAATATACAAACAACCATGTCTTTGACCGATAGAGTCACAGGCACTTTAAGTAAAATCTATGCGACTATGGAGCGTGTCAAAAATGCAGGTTCTGGTATAGATAAAGCTATGAAGGCTCAAGAATCAGCTATGAAAAAAGCTGGCGATTCTGGCCAATATTTTGTCAATAAAGCTGGGCGAGTCATTGATATTAACGGTAGATTTGTAAGCAGTGCAACTCTAGCAGCTGCAGGACTAAAAAAAGAAGAACTGGCTCTAAGAGATTTAGGGAATGCTTCGAACCATGCTTCTAACAAATTAAGTAAGTTAGGATCTTTGAAAGGTCTATTGAAAACTGCTTTAGCTAGTATTGCAGCCGTTAAAACTGCCAAACAAGCTATAAATATGTCAGACGAGTATGCCAATATGCACGCCCGTTTAGATATGATTCGTGACGGTACGCAGACGACAGAGGAACTTCAAAAGTCTATCTATACATCCGCACAACGTACAGGTTCAGCCTATACAACCATGGCAAACGGTGTCGCTAAGATGAGGATGCAAGCTGGCGATGTTTTCCAAAACAACGGTGAAACAATTGCCTTTTTGGAAACCATGAACAAATCCTTTGTAGTCGGTGGTGCAAGCATCGAAGATCAAAAAAACGCCATGCTTCAGCTTACTCAGGCTATGGCCAGTGGTAAGTTGCAGGGTGATGAGTTGCGTTCTCTGGCTGAAACTTCACCAGCATTAATCCAAGCTATTGCAAACAAGCTAGGCGTTAGCCGTGGCGAGGTTAAGAAACTTGGGGCGGACGGGAAGATTACGGCCGACATTGTCAAAACGGCCATGCTGGAAGCGAGCGATACGATTGATCAACAATTTCGCAACATGCCAATGACATGGGGCAGGGCTTGGCAGAACTTCCTGAACTTTGTGACCAAGGCGCTTGAACCAATATCGATTAAGATTAATCAGATAGTGAACTCGTCCGCATTCCAACAATTTGCCCAGATTGTAGCTACGGTGCTTCAATATGTTGTTCAAGCGGTTATCTTTGCCATGGATATGATTGGGGCTGTTTTGAGTATGTTGGCGCCGATTGCTCAATTTGTCATTGACAACTGGTCTGTTATCCAACCGATTATTATTGCTGTGGCATTCGCTATAGGGACTTATGTAATTGCGATGAATGCAGCGGAAATCGCTACTAAACTATTTAGTATTGCTACCAACGCGGCTAAAACAGCAATGGCTGGTTTTAATGCAGTTATGGCAATGAACCCAATCATGTTGATTGTAATGGCAGTCATTATCCTTATCGGCCTCTTCTATGCCTTGGTCGCATGGTTTAACAACCTTACTGGTGCAGCCGTATCAGCTACAGGGATTATCATAGGGGCTATATTCTATCTAGGAATGACTATTTGGAATATACTTCTTAGTATTGTCAATGCAGCTATCTGGGTGATTAATATGATGTTGCAGGGTGTTTTTTGGTATGTGAATACCGCAATAGCATTCTGGATGTTCCTCTATCAGGCTATCTTAACTATCTTGATAGGCATTTTAGACTTTATCGACTGGTTTGTTACTGGTGCAGTTAACTTATGGAACGAGATGTCTTTCCAAGTTCAAAGCGCTTGGTATGATATCGCTCAAGGCGGCCGTGATATGGCTGTCGCTATTGCAGGTTTCGTAGATAATATGGTCAATAGTGTTATTGGTGCAGTTGAGGGTATGATTAACTCCGTTCTTGGTGGATTTAACAAGATGATAGGGTTCTTAAATGGCCTTGGGTTGAACGTCAAAGCAGTTGGTTCAGTCTCACTAACCAGAAGTAACTTCGCTGGAAATATCGCTGGTGCAATTGATAGTATGCAGAAACCAGTCAAAAAAACCTTTGAAGGTCTGCACTTGGCAGATGGTCTGAAACAACACAAGGCTGGTTTAGAAACTCCGCACCTTGACACTCCACAACTGGGTTATCTTGAACTTGGAGACCGAATGGGAGCCTTTAATAAAGGCTATGAAATCGGTAAAGGTATCGATAAGGCAGTCGGTGGTTTCTTCAAAGGAGCTGGTGATGCCAACGGTGCAGGAAACAATTTCTTGGGTGACCAAGGGAAAACACCTTACGAACTCAGCCCAGCAAGCTCAGCCCCTGGACAAGGCGACGGAGGAAAAGGCGGAGGCGGTGGTCACAACCCTACTGGTGGTAAATTAGACAAAGTCGGCAAGATTGAAGATGAAATCAAACTGGACGATGAATACATCAAATTGATTAAGGATGTTGCGACCATGAAGTGGCAACAGAATTTCATTACCTTGAAACCAGAGATTGTTACCAATATTGACTCCATTAACAACGCTGGCCAGTATGCCAACGTATTGGATGATTTGAATGCAACCATTGTAGACGCTTTGAATAATGGCGCTGACGGCCTTATGGCTTACTAGGAAGGAGGTAGCAGATGTTTATATTTATTGAAGGCATTAAATTGCCAGTGAATCCAGAAGAAATCAAACTGGAGGACAAACAAGGAATTGAGACAGTCGCTATCATCGATACTGGTAACGTTCCGCTTGTCGGAAATCCAGAGCTTCAATCGATTGAGTTTGAATCCTTTATTCCTAGTGGAAGATACGATGGAAACTACCAACGGAATAGCCGTGTTTCTCCAGAATCCTTTGTATCATCTATTCGTAAATTTAAGACGGAAGGCACTCCTATTCAACTCATGATTGGGGGTGCTTTTGGTTCTGCCATTAACGGGAAATTTCTAGTGGAACAGTTCGATGTCTCTACCAAGACAGGGTATGAAAATGACCTGATATACAAGATTAAGTTTTTACAATATCGGTCTCATAAACCACGGAAGGTTACTATCAAAGACAAGCAAGCGCTTGAGGCTACTAAAAAGAAACCGCAGGCGAAAGCTACGGAGGAACGTAGCCCTACGACTGAGAAACCTGCTCAAAAAAGCCATACGGTTGTGAGTGGCGATACTCTTTGGGGAATTGCTCAGACATTTTACGGAGATGGCAGCCGATATACTGAAATTTACGAAGCCAACAAAGACAAAATCAAAGACCCTCATTGGATTTATCCTGGACAGGAGTTTGTGATACCATGATGCAATTATTCTATCAGAACAATAAAACTGGAGATACATGGGATTTAGAAACTGTGTCTGAAAAAGTTGAGTTCAAGACAACTAGAAAAGGGTCAGCTTGGAGCGTGGAGATTAGCTTGTACAACTCTACAAAAGTAGCCTTTGAATACGGTTCTCCACTCGCTTTCAAGCTAGATGATAAAGAGGTATTCTTTGGTTATTTGACTAAAATCAAGTACGAAAAAGATACCAAAACAACCTTGACCTTCCACGACCAGATAAAGTACTTGTTACGCAATATCAACTTTGTTGCCAAGGACAAAAACGTCAATCAAATCGTCTCGGCAATCGCAGGAGATTTTGACTTGAAGGTCGGGGAACTAAAAGCCCCAGCCGTGACCTTATCACCTCAGTTGAAGGAAGATAAGAAGGCTCTGGATATTATCCAAGAGGCCATGGATGAGACCTTGGTGCAAAGTGGAGAATTGCTGGTTTTGTATGACAAGTTCGGAGAGTTGACACTAACGACTCCGAAAAACTTACCAATCCAGTACATTATCGGAAATGAATCCTTTATGTCTAGCTTTGAGTTTGAAGGTTCGATTGAGGATAGTGCTAATATTGTTCGCTTGATCCAAGAGAACAAAGAAACCAAAAAGAGAGAGGTCTACATCTATCAGGACAGCTACAATATCGGAGCTTGGGGGAAACTCCAGTACATGAAAAAAGTGGATGAGAAAGCAACTGAGGGGCAAATCAAACAATGGGGCGAAATGCTCTTGAAGATGAAAAACCGCCCCAAAGAAACTTTCAGTCTAAAAGCTGATATTGGAAGTATTGACTTTTTAGCAGGTCATGCAGTCTATGTGGATGTTAAGGATATTGAGAAGAAGGGATGGTATGTCATTGAAGAGGCAACTCATTCTTTTAGCGATAAAAAGCACACGATGGAAATTAAATTATTTATGGCAGGAGGCGAATAGATGGAAGTAATAGAAAATCTAAAGAAATTGATTAGTAATTTCATTGAAAATCGCCAATTCGCAAAGATAACGACTGGTGTTGTTTTATCGGTTTCTCCACTAAAAATCCAATTGACCAATGAATTGATTTTGGATGATTCCATGCTTGCTGTCACATGGACCGATGAGGCATTGGATCCTGAATACGTTGGGCAAACCCTTCATCTCATCAGACAAGATGGTGGAGGGTTTTATTATGTCTTGTACAAGAAGATATTCCACTACAAGCGCAAAGCGAAAGGAGGTTCTGACGAATGAGTACTCCTAAAACAAACTTTTTAAACATCGCTAAAAATGTTGTCGAAGCTAAGAAGCAGCCTAGTTTAACACTAGATGAAACCAATATCTTGCTAGAAACAGATGGCATTCATGCTTTGAAGCAATCCATCAGACGCATGCTGACGACTGAACGGTTCATCTATACGATTTATGATCATCGCTACGGTGTTGAGTTAGACGCTTTATTTGGTGGGGATATGGATTATGCCCAGATGGATATTGCACGGCGCATAAAAGAAGCCTTATATGAAGACGACAGGATTCATGAGGCTCATTCTTTTTCTACTAAGGTAAAGAAAGATGAGTTTTATGTACAGTTCATGGTTGATAGTGATTTTGGAACATTTGAAATGGATTTGGAGGTGAAACGATGATAAAGGTAAAAACATATCCAGAAATTTTAGAGGATATGCTGGCCTTGTTTGATGATAAGTATGACAAAAGACAAGGATCTGTCTTGTACAATCTAGTTGCGCCTGCAGCTCGAGAAGTTGCTATTCAGTATACGGTCTTAAAATCGTATGAGGAAGTCAACTTTTTAGATACGAGTACAGGAATCTTCCTAACTCGTTTATGCAGACAGTTTGGAGTTGAACGCTTACCAGCTACGGCATCAGTTCGACTGGTTCAATTTAAACAGGAAATCCCGCTTGGAACTCGTTTCAGCGTGGTTAATAGTGAGTATAATTTCCGTGTCTTGGAGCGTCGTTCTGGATTTGAGTATAGTGTAGTAGCTGAACAAGTCGGTAGTGCTCCTAATTATGTAAGAGGTCAACTCATCAACATTGATGTATTGAGCGACTTTAAAGGAGCAGAAATCGGCTCTGTTATCGTCGTAGGAGAAGACGAAGAGACGGATAAGCAACTCCGTAAGCGTACCATTGAATACTTGAAAACACCGACCTTAAACGGGAACATCGCCCAATACAAGAAATGGGCAAGTGAGTTCGTTGGTGTTGGTTCAGCGCTTATTGAACCGCTTTGGAAAGGACCTAATACGGTTCGTGTATCTATTACGGATGCCGACGGCAATGAAGCTAGTTCAGAACTTGTAAATAAGTTCAAGAATTACTTAGATCCTGAACCAAGTGGCCACGGATTAGGTGTAGCTCCGATTGGTGCTTATGTGACTGTTCAGTCTGTAAGTGGCTACAATGTTCGTATTACTGCAACTATCAAGATCGATGAAGATGTAGATATTGAAACAATCAAGAACGAGGCAAAAGCTCAACTCATTAAATACTTACGTGAAGAAGCATTTGAAGAGAAAGAGGTTCGAAACTATAAAGTTGCCACAATCATTGACAGAATTAATGGGGTTCGAGATGTGGACCGTATTTTGTTGAACGACAGGGAACAAAGTATCGAATTATCAAACACGATGCTTCCTAAATTAACGGAGGTAACTATCAATGTCGCACGTTAGATATCGTATGTTATCGGCTTTACCAGAGGTCTTAGATCCAACAATCAATGATTTGTTTGAAACTGAGATTCCAGAGTTGGAATTGATTACAGACTTAATCTTTGATACTAGACGGTTGATGCTGTTGCCAGAAGCGACAGAAGACTGGCTTGGAAGATGGGAAAAGGCCCTTCAGGTAAAACCGAAAACGACAGACTTGGAAGAACGAAGGCGTTATCTAATCACTTTAATTTCTTCCAAAATCAAAATCAACTCAGTGAGCTTACAAAAAATTACAAAGAGCTTTACGAGTGTCAATAACTTAGTAACGGTCAAGGATTCAGCGGTACATATCCGATTTTTAGGAGAGCTACCGACTGGATACTTGAACCGTTTTTTAAAGTATGTGCGTGAGTTGATTCCTGCTCACTTAGGGATCCAATTCTCAGTTGAAGCACCGATGATGAACACAATTTATGTCGGTGCACACACGCTTTTAGACGTTCGTACAGTTCGATTTAATTAAAGAAAGGAGCGATTAGATGGGATATTTTATCCAGCCGATACTAACCGATAAAGCAAGTAGCGAAACAGCTCTAGCTATTCAAAATAGAGAGCCGTTAGTATTTACTCGGATTGCTTTGGGAAGCGGTCGGCATCGGACAGACGCTGGTAAGAAAAACGATGTAGCTCAAGTAGTTCATTCTCTACAAGTTGCACAATCTATATCGACTGAAACAGCAGATACAATTCGTATCGTGGCACGATTGGATAATTCACGGATTGAGCGTGAGATGATTGTCAATGAAATCGGTGTGTTTGCAAAACGTGGCAATCACGAAGAATTCATGTATATGTATACCTGGGCAGAGCAAGGGGATGTTATTCCTCCTAAAACATCTGCTTATGTATATCGAGATTATGATTTCAACACGACTATTAGCAAGAATAGTCAGATTACCATTCAATACAATGCTAATAATTTGGTCTATGCCTCTATTTCTGAGTTGAAATCAACAGAAACCAAGCTGCAAAATAACATTGACAATCATAGCAGAGATACATCACGACATGTATCGGTTGAGGAACGTACAAAATGGAACGGGAAAGCTGACGCAACCCATCGTCACAAAGTATCTGATATTGATGGCCTTGAAGCGATTATCGGGAATCAAACAACAAATAAAGCGAATCAATCAGACTTAACTGGTCACATTAACAACAGGAACAATCCGCATAGTGTCACGAAAGAACAAGTCGGCCTAGGGAATGTCACGAATGTTGAACAAGCAAGTAAAGTTGATTTTCAAAACCATTCGAACAACCATAACAACCCTCACGGTGTCACAAAGACACAGGTAGGATTGGGTAATGTCACGAATGTGGAACAGGCTAGTAAGCAGGAGTTCAACGCTCATACTACTAATCGAAAGAATCCGCATAGTGTGACGAAAGAGCAAGTCGGTCTAGCAAATGTGACGAACGTGGAACAAGCCAGCAAGACCGATTTTGACGCTCACGCAAGAGATACGACTAAACACATTACTCAACAAGAGAGAACCTCTTGGAATGGTAAGGCAGATAGTCGTGCATTGACAGACCACACAGGGAACCGCAACAACCCTCACGGTGTTACAAAGTCTCAAGTCGGTCTAGGGAATGTCACGAATGTTGAACAAGCGAGTAAGAGTGAGTTTAATTCTCATTCCCAAAATTCGACTATTCACGTATCGAGCGTGGATAAGAATAGATGGAATAATGCTCAACTAACCAAGCTGACGAATGACAATGGCAGTGCTAAGACCGCTACAGGAAACTGGGATAGCTATGTTGAATCAGGCATGTATACAGGAGCAGGGCTGACGAATTCACCAAAAGGTTCACGTTCTCCGCTCTATGTTACTGTAACGAAAATCGATGGCCAGAACGTTATGCAGCAGGCAGTAGATAACGCAAATACATTTACTGCGGTTAGAACCAAAGTCAATGGTGTTTGGGGAAGCTGGCAGGTGTTGCCCAGGCTGGATATGAAAGTGATTCCGATTCAATTTATACCTGGTATCATGCCTTCAAAATTAGCAACGGAAGAAATGAATAAGATTTATGTTATCGGTAACTGGATTTCGTTCATTGCATTCATTGATAAAGATTCAATTAATAAGTCAAAAACAACTATTGCATCTTATACCAAAAGTTTATTCAAACTACCAAAAGAATATGCTTTTTTAGATAGAAAAAATTATAGTGATGAACATGAGTTCTTTGGAGAGCGATACAACTTTACCTCACTTGAAAGACATTTTAATAATAAAGTGCGTCATGTGGAAGGAAGATATTATCGAGACCAGGAAATCGTGGGACATTTTAACACTGATTATCAAGGGGAAAGCAAAGATTTAATTATCACAGGCAGTTGGTTAAAACCGAAATAAATTATAGAAAGAAGTAAATAACATGGAATTTTTAGTAGAAAACAAACTTTTTCGAGTTGACAAAACAGTAGTAACTATCCGTAAGGAACAACCTTTCACGTATTATACTCGTGAATTGGACGGAGACCATCAAGGAGATTCTGATGAAAAAATAATTCAAGCAGTCCTAGAGCAAGTTCGTGCAGAGCTTGACCCTACATCTGCGATTGTACAAGCTCAAGCGAAACTGCAAGAAACACAAGCTGAATTGGAGCAGGCTAAACAGAAACTGGCTGAGACAGAGCAGAAAGCGACTCAAACAGAAGCGAAGCAGAATGATCTTGAAGCACTTGCGAACCGCATTAATAAAGTAGTGCGAGTGATGGCTCAAGATTCAATTATGGGTGAAAAAGTATCTTACGGTACGACCTACAAAGAGATGGTTGAACTATTCCCGCTCGCTGAAGTCGGAAAAGTTTACGAGCCTGGTGCAATCTTTGCGGTTGAGGACCCTAGTCATGTCGAAGTTAATGGAGAAGGTAAACGCATCCTGATTCAAACCAATCAGTCCTTTACTTATCAAGGAGAAACCCTTGCTCAACTTGAAGGAGCACCTTACCAGAATGGCGTACTAGCAACTTGGAAGTTTAGTGTACCGAAAGCACCGAATGAGCCTACTGTCGCTCCAGCAGCTGCAGTTTCTACGGCTACTACCGTGACTCCTACAGTTTCAGAACCTTCTGCTACAACAGTTGCGCCTAACTAATAACGGGGGTAACTATGGACGTCTTACAACACGTTGAGCATTTATTCACGAATGTTGTTTCGGTATTATCCCCAATCATCATAGCGTGGTTGGGGTACAAGCTGCCTAAAAAATCCAAAGAACAAACAGAGCAGATTATCTCTGAAGTTTCATCTGTTAAGAAGCAAATCGAAGATGTCCAGACTACCACAAGCGAGAGCAATAAGAAAATTAGTCAAATTCAAGATAAGCAGAAATTGCACGATGATGCACATCAGGTCATTATGAGAATGCGACTTGATAGAGACATTCGCAGAGCCATTCGTAGAGGTTTCACGAATAAGGACGAATGTTCAATAGTCGATAGCATGTATGCAAGCTATAAGGCATTGGGTGGTAATGGCTTCATTGATAGGCTTTATGATAATTTCGGTAAGTTGCCATTCAAAGACGATGGTTTATTTGCTAAGGATAAGGAGGGCAATGATGGGTTGTAACAAACGTAGAGTTAATACAACCAATTTGGCTCGAATTGATGGTGGCAACCTTATTAAACAAGGGGATTTGTCTTCCACTTTTGGATTTGAATTGTTAGATGAAAATTACGGTGTCATGACCTCGTTTGAGGGTCAAGATGCGGTTATTACTCTAACAAAGGGACAACGCAGGTGGAAGACAACTGCTCCCGTCACTAGCCATTCTGTCAATTTTAATTTAGATAGTATTCTACCAAGCGGAAAATACCGAGTGGAAATCTCGGTTGGAGGGTATATCTTCCCAAGCGATAGAGATACTTATATTGAAATTGAAGACTCGGATAAAGAATTGGTTACGGAAGATATCTATAAATTAAAGGAATTAGATATCGTTGAAGAAGTTAAGAAACAGCTTGCAGAACGACATGTAAGCGAAGGTGGAGTATGTCAGGAAATCCCTGATTTGCTCTTTTATTATAATTTAGGAAAGGTTTAAACAAATGGACACAACAAAATTAACAGCATTCGCACAAGCTGTTGGATCAGATATCAAGGAAGTTAAGCAGAGCGTCAGCACTAAAGTAGAAACTTCAGCAATGACCCAAGCTATCTCACAGGCAGTTACTCAAGCTAAATCAGAGGTCAAAGCTGAAATCTTGGGTGATTCTGTACCTGAAAATCTTGACACACTGAAAGAAATCGCTGAAAAAATCACGAATATGGGACAAGATGCAAACGGCGCTCTTCTCGGAAAAGTAACAGAAGTTAGCGGACGTGTAGACCAGATTGCTAATCTTGACTTGGTAGCAACTTACAACGCAGCGAAAGCGTGATATCTATGAATAACCTTGAAAATCTAGCAACGGAAATCGGTAAGGATATCAAGGATATCAAGACGCGTTACGCAACTAAAGAAGAGCTTCATGAGGCAACTGAGATAGATTATTCTCAGATTGTCACACATGAAGAACTTGAAGGGAAGCATTATCTGACAGAACATCAATCTCTTGAAGGGTACGCTAAGAAATCGGAATTACCTATTCCGTATGACGATTCTATAATCAAGCAACGATTGACTGTTTTAGAGAGTCGTCCAGACAATAGCACACCAACATATCGCATTGCTAAGGGAGATATCCTTGGCGGTGGTATTGGTGCAACTGCAACGATTACTGCCAATGATTTAATGAACCCTGACAGTATCAAGGTTGGGGATATCATTGAAGACTACTGGAGTGGAGCAACTAGCACTAACCAAGGTTTTTGGAAAGTAACCGCTGTTAACGGAACTAATATCTCTGTTCAAGGGATTGGAACAAGAAACTTTCCGATTCCTTACAACGATAGCGAACTAAAACAAAGAATTTTAACGTTAGAAAGTCGCCCAAGCTCAGGAAGTGGTGGTCTCGGTACTGAAGAGATAGCTACTTATAGCAATACAGTCATCTATATTCCTAACGGAAATATCGTATACAACAAGAGCTTAAAGAAATTATCTTTCCCAAAATGCAATGTAAAAATCGGGAAGTCCAATTATTGGTGTGATGCTCAAGAGGTCTCTATTAACGGTAGCGCAGGATTTATCGTGTTTAACAAGGCTCAAAAACGAATTGTCGGGGGCGAGGTTAACACGACCAACGATGTATTGCTTGGTTATTACGACAACAACGCAGGTAATTACTACATCAATACTTTTAGTAAAACGACAAAGACCAAAAAAATTGCTTGTTTGGGTGATTCGATTACTGAAGGTGTTAACGCTGGAGGTTGGCAATGGCACCGCTACATTGATAGCTGGTGTAAAAGCAACGGTATTAATAGTATCGTCACAAATTTGGGGATTGGTGGGACATCTGTCTGTACTTCAAGTTATGTGACAGATAGATTGAAGCCGTTTGTAAACAGACTCGATACAATTCCAGCTGATGCGGACATTGTAGTTATCTTTGGAGGAACGAATGACTGGGGGAATAATGCAACTTTAGGAAGCATTACAGATACAGGGACAAGTTCGTTCTATGGAGCATACAAGTACATTCTTGAATGGCTTGCTGTCAATCGTCCAAATGCGAAAGTGATGACAATGACACCTCTGAAACGATATTTTAGAGGTGGTGGTACGACTTGGGTGAATGCTCAGACAACACCAAATAATAAAGGAAACTTGTTACAAGACTATGTTCGAGCGGTAAAAGAAGTATCTGAAATGTACGCTATCCCTTGTGTTGATCTGCATAATGAGTCAGGTTTAAACCCTGTCTTAGAGAGTGTCAGAAATCGTTTCATTGGAGATGGTCTACATCCTACTGCAGAAGGAAATAAGAAGATGTATCCGGTCATTTTGGACAAGATGCGTCCATTCTTGGAATATGATTAAGGAGGAAAACAATATGATTAACTGGAAACTACGATTACAAAATAAATTCTTTTGGCTAACTGCAATCCCAGCCTTCTTGCTTGTCTTGCAAGCTGGTGCAGCAGTCTTTGGATATCATCTGGATTTGGGTGATATCGGCAACAAGCTGATTCTGCTTGTCAATGCGGTATTCGTGTTCTTGACTGCTATCGGTCTGGTCAATGACCCGACGACTAGCGGAATCACAGACAGCACACGAGCGCTTGAATACAAGAAACCAAGTGAGGAATAGGTATGTCTAAAAAACAGGAAATGATTCAATTCTTCATCGACAAGGCTAACGCTGGCGATGGAGTGGATAATGATGGAGCCTATGGCTTCCAATGTGCTGACGTACCTTGTTACGGGCTTCGTCATTGGTATGGTGTGACCCTTTGGGGCAATGCCTACGACTTGCTTGAGTCAGCACGTTCACAAGGCCTGAAAGTCGTGTATGATGTTGACTATCCAAAGGCTGGTTGGTTCTTCGTGAAATCATACGTAGCTGGCGACGGTGTCAACTACGGGCATACAGGTCTTGTCTATGAGGACTCAGACGGATATACCATCAAGACGATTGAGCAGAATATTGATGGCAATTGGGACTACCTTGAAGTAGGTGGCCCTTGTCGCTACAATGAGCGCTCTGTAAGTGAAATCGTTGGTTATATCGTGCCACCTGAAGAAGTCGAAATCGGCTGGCAACAGAACCAGTACGGTTGGTGGTGGGTTCGTGAAGACGGCTCATACCCAACTAACAAATGGGAGAAAATCAATGATGTTTGGTACTATTTCGATGATAAAGGCTTCATGAAGCGTAGTACCTGGTTGAACTACAAGGACGCTTGGTACTGGTTCACAGACTCAGGGTCTATGGCTACTGGCTGGGCTCGTATCAACAACGCTTGGTATTACTTCGATGAAGAAGGTAAGATGGTCACTGGCTGGATTAAGCATAAGCAGACATGGTACTACCTCGACCGTAAGAACGGAAACATGGTATCAAACGCCTTTATTCAGTCAGCCGACAAGACAGGCTGGTACTACCTCAAACCAGATGGAACACTGGCAGACAAGCCAGAGTTCACAGTTGAGCCAGAAGGCTTGATTACAACTAAATAATTTAAAAAATAAAATGAAAGGAAAACTTTTCTAAAATGTATTTCTACCCCACAGGACTCGTTCTTGTGGGGATTTTTTCGTTAAAAAGAGCAAGAAACATTGACTTTTTTAAAGAAAGATGTCATAATCAAGTTAATTCAAAAAAATATTATGGAGCGAGTAGGAGGAATTTGGTATGTTAAAAAATACAAAACAACCTCAATACTTTAAGTCTTTTTTACTTGGTATGACAGCAATTGTATTGCCTGTTTTTAGCTTTAACCAGAGCATTTCAAAAGTAAAAGCTGATACAGTCCCAGACTGGAAGAAAGTCAAAAGTGATTACAAGAAATCAACGATGGGCATTCAGAAAGAGGTAATGAAATTTGGATACCGAGAATAAAGATTTGATTGAAGTCAATAATATTGTTGATGAAGTCGAGCGCTTACCACATGAACAGCGTCAAGTAGTTCTGCAGAAGTTGGAAATCTATCAAGGTGATCTACCACATCCAGATATCCTCAAAGGGTATCAAGAGCTATATCCTGATGCTGCACAAAAGATTATTGATAATGGTATTGCAGAAAGCCAACATCGTAGAGAGATGGAAGATAAATACTTATCAGGGAATATCTCTTCTCATAAATTGGGACAGTTATTCGGCTTTTTAATCGCCCTCGTTGTTATTATCGGTGGAATTTACTTAATAGCGACAGATAAACAAGTTGCAGGTAGTGTTTTAACTGGAACTACTGCACTAGGGCTAATTGGTTTGTTTACAGGGAATAATCAAAATAAAAACAAAGACAAAGAATAGGTCTTTCACCGCAGGCTCAGGCTTGCGGTTTTTTTGTTTGACAAAATTCAAAAAATGTGCAAAAATAAGTAGAATTGAAAACAGGAAAAATCTACCTCCTTTCGATTCGCCCAGCCTTTTCTTGAGGCAATGAGGGGGCGGAGAGACGCGCTCGTCAACAGAAGTATCTCATTGGAAATGTTGCTCACTTTTTAGTGAGCTTTTTATCTAAGGAATAGGAATGAAAAGTAAGAAGTTAAAATTAGGTCAAATTGATTTAGAAATGTGCAAGGATTACGACCTTATTCAAGCGATGGATTATGACTTTAAGACAAAGGAAGTAATGAATAAAGGAAGGGGATTTGCGGTAACTGTTGTCAAAATACAGGGGCTAACTTTCTTGATTCCATTTAGAAGTTACATTCCTAAAAAGTACCAGTTGAAGTATAAGCTTAGAAATTCGGCAAAAGAAGGATATGTTGAAGGATTAGATATTGGTAAAACATTGATTTTAGAAGATGAAAGTTATTTGTTGAATACAACTTTCCGCCTTCGGAAAATCGAAGATTATTATAAAGTAATGGACAATGATAGAGCTATTATTAATAAGTTGGTAAAAGC